AGTTCATGAACCACACGAATACAGCCAGCGACTACATTACCTGTTGGGCTACTGCCTCAGGCTCCGGTACCGAGACCGATGCAGCCGGGACCACAAATCCGAAGGAGACTATAGATTTCACGACAAGATGGTGTGAGGCGCTTTCCAAGGTGACGTCAGAGGATTACCGGATCATTGCGGATGGCAAGCTCTACAACATCCTTTACGTCAATCCGATGGGGTATAAGCACCGGAGCCTGAAGTTCCATTGTGAGAGGGTGAAGCGATGAGCACGATCAAACCGGAGCAGCTTTCAGATGAGATCATGAAAGGCCTCGAGGAATACAAGGACCTGTCTACAGATGCTATGAAGGAATCCGTCGAGAAGGTAGCCAAGAAGGTGAAGAAGGACATCCAGTCTGCAGCGCCTGCTCTGACCGGCAGATACAAGAAGTCATGGAAGGTCACGAAGACCGATGAGAACAACGAACGTCTTGTGATGACGGTCCATGCCGGAAGGTATCAGCTGACGCACCTTTTGGAACACGGTCATGCCAAGCGCGGCGGCGGGAGAGTCCGGGCGATTCCGCATATCGCTCCTGCCGAGGAGGAAGGCGTGAAGGAGCTGGAGGATGACATCAAGGAGGCACTGGAGAAAGGCGGCGGATCATGACCTATGAAGAACTGACGGCCATGCTGAAGGAAGTGAATCTTCCTTTTGCCTATGACCATTTCGCAGAGGGTGAGTCTCCGGACCCGCCTTTTTTCGTGTTTCTGATTCCTTCTGAGGAGACCTTCGGAGCGGACAACATCGTGTATGCGTCCTTCCCGGAAGTGAATGTCGAGCTGTATACGGACAAGAAGAGTCCGAAGCTCGAGAAGCGTCTGGAGAAGATCTTCAACAGCCATGAAGTGTACTGGCAGAAATCAGAGACCTGGATTGCATCGGAGCGCATGTATGAGGTGCTCTATGAACTGACTTTATAAGGAGGCAGGAATGGGTAAGAAGAATAAGGTGAGGTACGGCCTGAAAAACGTCCATTATGCACTGGCTACCATTGCGGAGGATGGAACGGCAACCTTTGAGAAGCCTGTCCGCTGGCCCGGTGCGGTATCAATCAAGTTTGCGGCGCAGGGATCTCAGGAGCCCTTCTATGCAGATGACATCAAGTATTATGTCACGAATTCCAACACCGGCTACAACGGTGATCTGGAGACCGCGATGGTTCCGGAGGATTTCAAGACGTCTGTTCTTGGTGATGTGAAGGACGCAAACGGTGTGCTCGTGGAGAACGCAGATGCAGAGGCAGTTCATTTCGCTCTGCTTTTTGAATTCTCTGGGGATGAGAAGGCAGTCCGTCATGTGCTTTATAATTGCACGGCATCGAGACCGGACATGGAGGCAGAGACTAAGGAAGACAAGGTTTCCGTGAAGACCGAAGCGCTGACGATTGATGCGTCCACGATCTACTCCAAGGAACTCGATATCAACGTGGTCAAGGCAGATACCTGCAGTGAGACGGACGATACCACCTACAACAAGTGGTACACCGAGGTACACCTTCCGGCGAAGACGACTACGACAACTGCGAAGGCATGAGGGGAGTAAGGCATGAGAAAGGAACTTGAAATGACGATGGAGGACGGGAGTACAAAGCTCCTACCCTTTGAAGCCAATGGCGCGACGGCGATCCTTTACCGCATGACGTTTCATGAAGATCTGATGGTCACGATGAACGGTCTCTCCACTGCCAACATGGATACACTGGTCGGTGCCAAGCTCGCCTACATCATGAACGCGCAGGCAGAGGGAAAGACTTCTGATCTCTCCATGGATCACTTCATCCACTTCGCTGCCGGGTTTGACGGGATCTGCCTCATTGAGAAGCTCGATGAGTTTGTAGCGATCTACCTCGGCAACCGGATGACGACATCTGAAGCAAAAAAAGAGGACGCCCAACTGACAGAGAAATCAACACCGCAGTCTACCTCCTGAGGTGTAAGCAGTTGGGCTTTTCGGTCCAGGAATTATCCCTGCTGGAAGAGGGACAGGTTTATGACCTTCTTGCGGAAAGCGGGAATGATAATGAAGAGTACGACGAAATCGCGACGCAGGAGGACTTTGATAACTGGTGAATTATTTTGACAGCCCTGTAAGGAAATAGTAAACTGGATACGTCCCTTATGGGATAGAGAGCACTGGGATAACGGCAGGCGGTTGGTCATCATTCTCCGGAAGGAGGTGATGTCTATGCGTATTACGTTTCATATCGGTAAATTCACCGTGACGATTATCGTAAAAAGCAACAGCCGCCACTCGGGCAAGTGACGACTGTTTAATAAATAGTTGATTCCTTACTAGAGACCAACCGCTTGTCGCAGTGCTCTCTTTATGCTTTGATTATAGGAATTCTGCAGGCTATTGTCAAGAATCAGCATAAAAAGCAACAGCCGCCACTCGGCCAAGCGACGACTGTTTGATTAAAATGGTTTGCATTTGAGACCAACCACTCCGCCAAGTGATGGTTCCGTGTAAAAATGGTTCCAGGTAAAAATATTTAGAAACATTGGGGGAGAGTCAAACCGCTTGTCGCAGTGCTCTCTATGTTTTGATTATAAGAAATCAACAGGTAATGTCAAGGGCATCGATCTATTAGGGTCGGTGCTTTTTTGATGCACAATTTTCAGGAAGGAGGTCAGTATGGCTGATCGTATTAAGGGCATCACCGTTGAGATCGGTGGCGACACCACGAAACTCTCAGATGCCCTGAAGAATGTTAATAAGTCCATCAAGGATACACAGAATCAGCTGAAGGACGTGAATAAGCTCCTGAAGCTTGACCCCGGCAATACAGATCTCCTTGTACAGAAGCAGAAGTACCTGTCTCAGGCAATCTCTGATACGAAGGAGAAGCTGAAGCAGGAAGAGGCTGCCTTAAAGCAGCTGAAGGATGCACCTCAGACCGAGGAGACCATCAAACAGCAGGAAGCGCTGACCCGGGAGATTGAGGATACCAAGCAGTCTCTGAAGGGACTGGAGGACCAGTACAAGTCGGTCGGCTCTGTTGCCGGTGTCCAGCTTCAGCAGGCAGGGCAGAAGATGAAGGATATCGGAGACAAGATCACCGGTGTCGGCACTTCTCTTTCTACCCATGTGACAGCTCCGATCACTGCAGTTGGTGCGGCATCTCTTGCTGCCTTTACTGAGGTCGATGCCGGTGCGGATATCGTAAAGACCAAGACCGGTGCGGCTGGGCAGGCCTTAAAGGATATGCAGGATGCGGCAAATGATATCGCAACCACAATCCCGACAGACTTTGAGACGGCTGGCTCTGCTATTGGTGAGGTGAATACGAGGTTTGGTCTTACCGGTACAGCCTTAAAGGATCTCTCTCAGCAATTTGTCGAGTTCGCCGCAGTCAATGACACGGATGTCTCTACTTCCGTTGATAACGTTTCTTCCGTTCTCAATGCATTCGGTATGGATGCGTCACAGGCTGGCGGGATGCTGGATGTCCTGAACTCTGTTGGACAGGCGACCGGTCTTTCCATGGATACTCTGTCGACGGATCTTTCCCAGAACGCGGCACAGCTCAAGGCCATGGGCTTCAATGCTACCCAGTCCGCACAGTTCCTCGGCAATGTCGAGATGTCCGGTCTGGATGTCGGCACGGCAATGGCAGCGATGAAGAAAGCCATGAACAATGCTGCGAAGGATGGGAAGACACTCGATCAGGCACTTGGTGATTTCAGTACCACGATGAAGTCCAACAAGTCGGATACGGAAAAGCTGCAGGCAGCCTATGATCTGTTTGGCTCTAAAGGTGGTGCCGCCATCTTCAACGCCATGCAGACAGGCAAGCTCTCCCTTTCCGGATTCTCTTCTGACATGAGTTCCTTTCAGGGAAATGTAGAGCAGACCTTCAACGATACGCTGGACCCGATCGATAAGTTCAAAACCACGATGAACCAGCTGAAGGTGACAGGCGCAGAGGTCGGCAATTCCCTCGCTACGGTTCTGGCTCCCATGCTGGAGCAGGCTGCGGCAGCTCTGAAGAAATTTGCTGGTTTCTGGAATGGTCTGCCGGAGCCCATGCAGCAGTTCATCGTGAAGGCTGCCCTTGTTGCTGCCGCGATCGGACCGGTCCTTATTGGCGTCGGGAAGGTTGTATCGGCTGCCGGGACAGTAACCAGCGTGATCGGAAAGGTCATGACTTCTGTCGGCGGACTCTCCACAGGGCTTACTGCATTCAGCTCCATATCCCTGCTGCCGATGATCGGCATCATAGCCGGAGCGTCGACCGTCTTTAATGGCATCAAGACCGGCATCACGAATGCCTGGAATGCTGTCAAAACGAATACCAGCACAGCGTGGAACAACATTAAGACTGCGGCTTCCAACGTCTGGAATGGCATGAAGAGTGGGGCAACGACTGTATTTAATGGAATCAAGACACACATCACAAATGCGTGGAATACCCTGAAAAGCAACACCTCCTCCACCTGGAACAGCATCAAGTCCGGAGCTACCTCGATCTGGAACGGCATGAAGTCCGGTGCGACAACGACATTCAATGGCATCAAGACGAACATCGCAAATGCCTGGAATGCTGTGAAGTCCAATACCAGTACGGTGTGGTCCGGGATTAAGTCTGTCGTGCAGCAGCATGGCGGTGGGATCAAAGGTGTTATTTCGACGGCTGTCGATGGATATAAGTCCATCTGGAAGGCTGGCTTTAATGTGATCAATCAGACGACGGGAGGAAAGCTCGGGGAGGCTCTGTCAACGGCCAGGTCAAAGCTTTCTGATATCAAGAATGCTTTCACAGACAAGATGAATGGAGCCAAGGAGGCGGTACGAGGCGCTATTGACAGAATCAAGGGATTCTTCCATTTCTCCTGGTCCCTGCCGAGCCTGAAGCTGCCACATGTCAGCATCTCCGGACATTTCAGTCTTAACCCTCCGTCGGCACCGCACTTCTCCATCAGCTGGTACAAAAAGGCTATGGAAGGCGGTATGATCCTGAACAAACCGACTGTCTTCGGAATGCAGGGGAATACGCTCCTTGCCGGAGGAGAGGCCGGGGATGAAGCTGTCGTCGGCGTAAACAGTCTGATGTCGATGATCCAAAAGGCAGTCGGAAGAGCAGGAACCGGAACTACGATCGGGGATATCAATATCACGGTCTATGGCGCACCCGGTCAGGACGTCCATGAACTGGCGGACATCATTGAAAGCAGGATCAAGAGCAAGGTTGATATCAGGGAGGCGGTGTTTGCATGAAGCCTTTTAATTATTTTGTCTTTGACGGGAAGAGCAGTCTGGACTTCGGTGTCCGGATCTCCGGGGATGGGGTCTACAGCTCTCCGAAGCGGGACTATGAGATCCAGTCTGTTCCTGGGAGGTCCGGGGATCTGGTCTTTGATAACAAGAGATTTGAGAATGTTTCCCTTACCTATCCCGCAGGGATCGTGAAGAATTTCAGTAATAACGTCGCAGCACTCCGTAGTTTTCTTCTGACCCGGACAGGCTACAAGCGTCTCGAGGATACCTACCATCCGGATGAATACAGGCTGGCTCTCTTTGAAGGACCACTGGATGTGAAGGAGACCGGGAATATTGCAGGGAAGTTTGATATCACGTTTAACTGCAAACCGCAGCGGTACCTGAAGTCCGGGGAGAGGACATATACATTCACAGCGGCAG